ATATAAGTAAATCTTTAAAAGGAATAATTCCAAGAAATATTTTTAAATCTGGTAAAGATCACCCATTTTGGAATCCAATAAGAACAAATCATCGCAATCGACTAACTAAAGAATATAAAGAATGGCGCATATCTGTTTTAAAAAGAGATAATTATACTTGTCAGATTTGTTTTACAAAATCTAAAAAAGGAAATAGAATAAGGCTCGATGTGGATCACATTAAATCTTATGCAAAGTTTCCTGATCTAAGGTTAGACTTATCAAATGGTCGGGCGCTTTGTCGGCCATGCCATGAAAAAACAGATACTTGGCAATGGAAAGCAAGATGGAGAAATAAAGAAACGGAAGCGGTTTAATGGCTAAAGCTGGACGAAAGAAAAAACAAATAGACGCCTCGCTGGTTGAAAAACTGGCGAAGCTTCATTTGTCAGACCAGATCATCGCCGATTGTTGCGATTGCCATATAAACACGATTAAAACCCATTTTTCACAAGAAATTGCTGCATGGCGCTCTAAAGGTAAAACAAAAATTGCCGAAGTTCTATTCGACGAGGGAGTTAATAAGCGACAACCATGGGCTTTAAAGATGCTCGCCGAAAAACATTTAGGCTACGGCGCTTTTGCATCGGACGATCCGAATCAGCGTTTCGTTTTTGAGCTTAACTACTCAAAAGAAAAACTCGAAAAAGGTTTAAAGAAAAATGAAACCTAAGCGATCAAATATTCGTGAAATTGTTAAGACTTATAAGTCAATGACGCAAAAACAAATTGACACTGAAATAGACGAGTTGTCGAATATGATTTATGCGCTACTGGTTGTTACTGAATCAAAGGATATCGAGGTTCAATTCGACCGAGAAGTTGTTATTAAAATGGAGTTAAAACAAATCACCGAAATGTTGAATTAAAGAAAGGATAAAGCCAATGAAAAATGTTACCAAGCAAAAGCCAATGACTAAAAAACCAATGCCGAAAAAAGGTAAATAGTTTTATGTTGTCAGACGTAGAGCGAAAGTTTTTAGAAGATAATCCGTACTTTCTTATAAACAATAGTTTTTATAAGTTTAAAGAAGTCGTCTATGTTGAGGGAGACGTTCAACTAATAATTGTTCGCAATTTAGACAACGGCCAAATTAAAAAGCTTTCGCTCTACGATTTTAAAAAATCAACTGAGGAGTTACAAGTAACTGCTCAAGGTAAATGTTACGAGCTAATGATTGAAATTAAACGAATGATTGAATTGTTGAGTTTAAAATGATGCAAGATAGGCCAGTAAAAACATTTAAGCAAGAAGTCGAAGCGCTTGAACAAGACCTTATCGAACGTGCCTTGCGCGATTGTAGCGGCAATATCTCGCAATCAGCTTTATATTTAGGATTGAATCGAACAACCTTAGTCGAAAAAATGAGAAAATATGCGACTAAATTATTTATGAAGGAGTTAAGTTATGTCCAAAGCAACTGCCGCCCTTGACCATTGGAAACGCAAGCAAGAAATTAAAAAAATTAACGATCAACGACGCACTGATATTATTAAATGGGCGCGTGAATCTCGTTTAGGAAGTATAGTTCATGCTTCAATCGTATTAAGCAAAGGAGCAAAGTATTTATTCTATGCCATGATTTTTAATCTAGTGTTGATAGAGTTCAAAATTAATATGGCGCTTGGAAAGTTTTTTGTCGCTGGATTTAACCTGGTAAATAAACATAAGCTTCGAGTTAATCGCGTTGTTCAATATTACGCTAATAAGTGCGGCGAGACGACTAAGTGAGTGATAATCAAAAAGCGTTTATTATATTTGTAACCGCTTATTTGTTGTATTGCTATTTATGAGTTCTGAAAAAACAAAAGAGATATTATACAAGCATTCAAAACGTCGAGCGTTGCAACGTTATGATCTGGACTTAACTTGGCCAATATTCGAACAATGGAATCAACGAATACGGCGCACGCTTAACGATAGAAGATTAGAGCTTGGTTGTTTATGGCTTGCTAAAGAGTCGCAACGCTTGAGCCATTGGTTAATTGATGATATTTATATCATTGTGTTTGACGGCCAACGAAATGCAATTTGCAGTTTTTTGCCGCCCGATGCGATCAATAATTACTTGAAAGGTGCTGATTGGATAAAGAACCGTCAAGCGATGAAACGCTCTTAACCTCGACTCCTTCGTTTGTCGATTTCGATCCGACAATAATTCCATTTCAAAATAAAGTCATTTACGATATTGATTTTGGGATTGACTGGTCGCTTGGAGTGCATGAGTTTTTGTTTTCTGGTTCCGTTGGTTCTTCTAAGTCGTTGCTCGGCGCTCACTTAGCAATTAAGCATTGTTTAAAATATCCTGGCGCTAGAGTATTGTTGGCGCGTCGCGCTTTGCCTGACTTAAAAGATACTATTTATAAAAAGGTTGTCGAACACTTGGCTGGTTCAAGCCTTATCGAGGGGAAGCATTATCACGAACGATCTAATACAGCCGATATTGAATTTTATAACGGCAGCGAAATAATTTCTAAAAGTTGGGCTGACAAAAAATATATTAAATTACGTTCTCTTGAATTGTCGATTGCAATTGTGGAAGAAGCTGTTGAAAACAAGGGCGACGATTACCAGGCGATTAAAGAAATACGCCAGCGTGTCGGGAGGTTGCCTCACATAAAAGAAAGCTATGTTGCTTTTTTAACCAACCCCGACAGTCCGTCGCACCCGTTGTATAAAGATTTTTTCGAGAAAGTAGCTCCCCGCCGAAAAGTTTATTATTCATTGACTGAGCAAAACCCGTTTTTACCTAAAACTTATATTGATAATTTACGCCAAGACATGACCGAAAAAGAATCTCGTCGAATGTTAAACGGCGAATGGATAGAAATTGATAAGGATAGATTATATTATGAATACGATTCAACAATTAACTATAAAAAAGAAACTTATAATATTGTGCCTAGCTTACCTGTTGCCTTATCTTTTGATTTTAACATGACGAATGGTAAGCCAATGTCATGCGCGTTAGATCAATTCGATCCTAAAACCGATTCATTTCATTTTTTCGACGAGGTTTCTGTTCATGGCGCCCGCACTGAATCGTTGCTTGAAGAAATCGCCGAGCGTGGTATTCTCGATGCAGCAGTCAAGTTTGAGATATGCGGCGATGCTTCTGGCGCTTTCGGTTCAACGAAATCAAAGTATTCTGACTATGAAATTATCCTTGATTACTTGCGAAAGTATAGGACTAAAACTGGCCAACCGTTGAGTTATGAAATGTTAGTGCCTAAAGCCAATCCGCCAATTCGCACGCGGCATAACCTGGTAAACGCTTATTGCAAGAACGCCAACAAGCAACACCGACTTTTCGTCTATGAAAAAGCACAGACAATTCACAAGGGTTTAATGTTTATGGCTCTTGCAAAAGGCGCGACAATAATCGAAGATCAAACAATAGAGGGGCAAGATATAACGACGGCAGTTGGTTATCGCGTCGTTTATAAGCATAATAATAAAAATATGATTAAGGCAGGGAATATTACATGATTGATTTATTAGTTTTAGAAAATCGCCAGGCAATTTTAAAAGATATTCGTTCACTTGAAAACGTTAAGCGTAAATCAGAATCGTTTGCTGATTATGAGTTTATGAAAGATCGTTTATACCCTTATGTTCGTGACGAGTTGGTTTGTCAGCTTGGCGAAAAATCAGTTGCTCAAATTCCGATTGTAAGCACCTTAAACGTTGGGAAGTATGTTGTTAAAAATGAAGCAACTATTTACACCGATTGCCCCGAGCGTACTATTGAAAATGCCAACGATACCGATGTAAAAGCTGTCGAAGATTTATATGAGAAACAGCAATTTGATTCAAAGCTGCAGAAGTCGAATCAATGGTTTAAATATCGCGGTCAATCAATGCTGCAAGTATTGTTAAAAAATAAAGCGCTACAATTGAGAGTTGTTTTAGCGCATAACCTTGACGTTGTTCCCGACGATGTAGACCCGACGATTGCTCAAGTTGTTATTCTATCGACATTTGACAAAGCACAATATTTAAAAGCTGGCCAGGATAACAATAACCAAAATATCGCTGATCCTGACGACTATAAAAAAAGCCTCGAGCGGTATGTTGTTTGGTCGGCTGAATATAATTTTATCATGGACGGAAATGGTAAAGTTATTGACTCAATCGTTCCTAATCCAATAGGCAAACTTCCGTTCGTTGATATTTCTAAAGATAAAGATTACGAGTTCTTCGAGCGCGTCGGTCAATTGCTAAGTCAATTTACTTTGCAATATAACGTTGCCTGGTCGGACGCCCTTTATGTTAATCGTATGCAGGGTTTTAGCGTTGGCGTATTGACTGGCGATCCTAATTTAAAACCCGAATCAATAACAATTGCACCAGCGAAGTTATTATTTTTACCAACCAACCCTAATAACGAAAACTCAAAACTCACTCTCGACTTTAAAAACCCGACTCCTAACATCGAAGCGTCTTTAAAAGTTATTGAGAAATTGCTCGCGAGCTTCTTGTTAATGAGGGGCGTTGAGTCTAAAAAAATATCGAGTGCTTTATCTGGCGGTTCCTCTAGTTACTCGAGTGCGATTGAGCGATTGCTTGCTATGGTTGACGAGTTCCAAGCAACTAAAGAAGATTTCAGTTTATATCAAATGGTCGAGCAAGAGCTATTCGATATTGTTAAAAAATTCCTGCTGGCTTATTCTGGTTCTGGCTTGTTGGATAAACAGTACGAAGTCAGTCAGTCTTTTGCATCGGCTGAATTAAGCGTTAACTTTCACGAACCACAAATGATTGAAACTAAGACTGAGAAGCTGGCCAACGCTAAATCAAAAATTGATTTAGGAATTGCGGATAGCGTTTCGACGTTAATGGAAATCGACGGCGTTAGCGAGGACGAAGCGATTAAACAAATCGACGATATTCGCCAACGAAAAGCGCAAGGTCTACTCGATAGCGTTCCGCTAACAAAGGACGTAAAAGTTGAGCAAACCCAAATCACGAACGGTCAGTAAAACCGAAGTCAGTCAAAAAATTAACTTGCGCGAAAAGCTTGGCCAATTCTCACAAGTGCCCGCGATTCGCGAAGCGTTTTTACAAGCCGTCATTGATAAAATTGTCGAACGTACTCAAAGCTCCCGCGACGTTAACGGTAAAGTTTTTGATGCTTATTCTAAATCATATAAAGAATCTTTAGCTTTTAAAGTTTTTGGAAAATCAAACAAAGTCGATATGACTTTAACAGGCGATATGCTTGGAAGTATTGATAAGCTAGACGAAACACGCGACACCGCAACAATCGCTATTACTGGCGATGATAATATTTTAAAAGCGTTTGCTCATATAACATCATTCGAGGGGCATAAATATTTAGACGGCAAAGTTCCGAAGCGTGATTTTTTTGGTGTGACTGAAAAAGAAATCGATTCAATCGTTAGCAATTTCACACCCGACCAATCGCCCGAAGCAACCGCGAACGATGCCGCAATTGTCAGCAAACTATTAAACGTGCTTGGCGGATAAATGTCGAAAAAAAACTCTGTTACGATAAAAGGTGTTGATACTTTAAGCGCTAACTTTAAAAAGTTTTTACGAGCTATGGAGAAAGACAAAGATATTATGACCGATGTTGCTTTATTAACCAGGGAGCAAATCGTCAAACGAACCCGCGCAAGGCTTGAGGAATACAAGCAACCAGAGTTAAGCCCTGCTACCGTCAAGCGACGTAAACGTTTAATTGAGGTTGGCAACGGTTCTTTATTTTCAAAGCCGTCTAGGTCGAACCTGACGCTATCTTCGCAACTACTCGATGCGATAATATTTAGGCTAAACGTTACTTCTGGCGCGATCACGTTTTTTCTAAAAGATTTTCGCGTTCCATATATTGGCGTACGCGGGGAGCCTTTAGAAAATAAAACAAATACCGAGATTCAAGCCGAGTTAGAAAAGAACGGTCGCAAGTTCTTATTTATATCAAAAAACCTTGAGGCTAGATTACAGACTAGAATAATTCAATCGTTCCGCCGCAAGCTTTCAAATTACAAGAAATTGATTAAAACTTTCAAATAACATTTTGAGGAGAGAAAATGGCTGATCCTGTGGATAAAACCGTTGTTGTCGGTGACGACTCGGACAAAAAGGTTTCTTATGAATCACATTCTAAATTACTAGGCGAAAAGAAAAAAACTCAAGCCGAAAATGAGGAATTGAAAACTAAGCTAGCCGATTACGAACAAGCAAAACTAGCAGCTGACGGTAAATTGCAAGCGGCCAACGATAACTTAAAAAAGACGTTAGCCGAATCGAAACTAAAAAATGAAACCCTCGCTAAGACGGTTACAGATAAAGTTTTGTTTCAACAATTCGCACGCGAAGCTGAAAAGTTAGGTTGCCTAGACGTCAAGTTGGCGTATTCAGCAATCGACCTGAAAGATGTTGATGTGACGACAGACCTTGAGCTGGATACTAAAAAGCTTCAAGAAAAAATCGCGGCACTATCAAAAGATAAAGGGTTCTTGTTTAAAAAATCAGCTCAAGAAACTAAAGATTTAAACTTGAACGTTGTTAATGGACTCGAGGCTAATAATCTTAGTGATTTGACGGAAGCGCAACTCAAAGCTCTATTAGCTAAGGCAAAATAAAATTACTAACAAATTCGTTTTAAACGAAAAGAAAAGGATAAAAAATGGCTGATGTAATTACAGGCAACACCCAGGTTGGTGCGACAAAACAGGATATTATCGCGGCGTTGGTTCAACGTGAATTAAAAGAACAAACTCAATTGATTGGAACCGTTTTAGACGTTTCTGCTTTTGCTGTTAAGGGTTCAAAAAGCGCAAGCTTTCCGAAAGCTGGATCGTTAACGGTTGAGAATCGTGCGACTGGTACTTCTGGAAATGCTCAAGCATTAACTTTCGCGAACGACAAGTTGGATTTCGACCAACGTGCATACGTTTCTTGGATTATCGACAGCGTTGACGAGTATCAAGCTAACGTTGATTTGCAAACCGCTTACGTTAAACGTGCTGGTACGGCGCACGCTCGTAACGTCGACGATTTAATTTTAACGACTCTCGACACCTTTTCTGGCTATCAACAAGCCGCTGGTATCGACAAAACTAAAATCTTAAACGCTCGTAAATGGTTATTGAAAAATCAAGCCATGCTTGCAGATTTAACTTTAGTTGTGACTCCTGACGATGAAGCGTTGTTGCTGGATATCGCTGAATTTGTTCGCGCCGACGCGTACGGTTCTAGTAATATTCCCTCTGGTGTTATCGGTAAAATTTACGGCGTAAACGTAAAAGTTCACACTAAAGCTGGTCTCGCTAAATCGTTCATGTACTCTAAAGAGGGCATTGCGATTGGTTTCCAGAAAGCTCCCGCGTACGGCGAGCAAGCGAAAAACGAATACGGAGTTGGCGCGGTCTTGGCTGCTGTTGACCAGTTGTTCGGTATCAAAGCGCTTCGCTTAACCGAGGGTCTTGACTTTGCTGGTGCGCCTTTGGCCGCTGGCAAATCACCTTTTATTGCCGAAATCGGTTAATAAAAGAATGGGCGAAACAAAGCTCAATCAAGTTCCAAATTTTTTAACGGCCTCAACTCCTGCTTTATTGCGGGAGTTGATGTTTAAAAACAACCTTGAGAAGCAATCCTTTATTAAGTACCAAGACATAAGTCAACTGGCTGACGGTTCGTTTATTTGTTGGTATTACGACGAAATCAATTTAGAAAAATTGGCAATCGCTGCCAGAGGTTCTAAAAAATGACAATGAGAAATACTTTAGACGAGCGAGAGCAAGATAAGTTTGTCGAATCAATCGCTCGACCTGGTAAATCAATGGTCGAAGTTACTGGTGTCGTAACTGCAACAATTGATAAATCTGGACTAGCGACCGACGTAAAACAAGACGTTGGAAACGCCTCGCTAAATTCAATTGATACAAAGTTATCCTCTCAAGCAACTGCCGCGAATCAAGTAACAACAAACAGTCACTTAAGCACAATAATTACGGCGTTATCAGCTATTTATTCCGCTATTACTGGCGTTTTAAATATTCGTTCGTTGATTTTTGCAACTGATAAAGTCGATGTAACTGGCTCAACTGTTACGTCAAATATTGGAACAACTGGCGGCCTCTCTCTTGAGGCAACGCAGCTTTTAGTCAAGGCCAAAACTGATAACCTGGACGTTTTATTATCTACGCGAGCAACCGAGCAAACCCTCGCCGCTGTTCTTACAGAGCTTTTATTGAAAGCAAAGCTAACAGATCGTCAGCCAGTCCAGACAAAAGCCCCGTTGACCGCAAACGCTCCAACAGTTGTCTCGGTTGGAACCGCAACTAGCACCGTCGTATCTGCTAACGCAAATCGAAAAGGTCTTGTTTTAATTAACACCTCAAATAAAGTTATAAGTTTTGGAATAGGACAAGCAGCCGTTTCTGGTTCTGGGATTACTTTACAGCCCAACGGCGTCTGGCAAATGGACGAATATACTTTTTCAACAGCCGCGATAAACGGCATCGCAACTGGCGCCGCCAGCGCGTTAGCTGTGCAGGAGTTTCAATAATGATTAGCTCAAGTGCGCAGGTTCAAAAAATTGAATCAAACCCATTTTGCTCTAAAAAAATTATTGCACAGGACGGTTCTGAGAAGTCGCTATTTAAACGCGGTCACGGAATAAAGCCTGCCTTAGCGGTTGGAGCAAATGAAGTTCTTTTTTCTGTTCCGTATAATTGGATAAAGATAACAGGGATTGAGGTCATTGGCGCCGAAACAGGAGATAGCATTTCTCTTTTTGTTCTTGATACTGTCAGCGGGAGCTATTCTGGCGAGGCAAATAAAGTTTTAAATCAGTTTGCTTTTGACTTAAACGTTGCAGAAAAGTTTTACAAAAAAGAATCTGAATACGACGCCGACCTATATTTAGGAATGCAATTTAAAGTTGTATATTCGTCTGTCACAGCAAAAACGGCTTATATTAACTTCGATTTAAATGAGGTTAAATAATATGACTTATGAATTCTTTTTAATATTTCTAAAAAATAAATCACGCTTCAATGTTCTTGCATGGTTAATTCGCCTGGCGCAAAAAACTGACTACAATCATGTAGAAATAGTTTGCAGACCTAAGCCGCCAAAGTTAGGCGCTGGAATGAGTTACGGCGCTGTTCATCCGCAATCAAGAAAATTAAGTTATCCTTTGTTGTTTCAAAAATATGAAATGGTTGATATTAGGCCGATTGATATTGTTGTCGATCAATACAAAGCCATTGAGATTTTAAACGGTCTACTCGGAAAGCCTTATTCTTTTTTACAACTTATCGTTATTCTATTTAAAGTTGCTTTTCACGCGTTAGCGAGACCAGCGTCTAAGGTTAGATTAAATCTCGACAAATATTTAATTTGCACCGAGCTTGCTGGTATATTTTTAAGAGACGCGGCGGGCGCTGACTTTCCGTCTGTTGAGGCGTTAACCTTAAAAGACTTGCAAAAAGACTGGATTAAAACATGATATTTCCAATTATCAAGAGCGAAGATAAAGTATTTATCAATGATAAAATTTCATTTGATTTTCAGAAGTCTTTTTTAACTCCTGACGAGTCGTTCGCTTCGCCAACCAGTCACGAAGCGTCTTTTGATGCTGGCGCGACATGGATTGATTGCACGTCTAAAAAATCAATTGATTATATTTTCGCAACTCCTGGCGCTAAGATTGTTCAATTAAGAATTACTGCCAACTCTGGCACCGAAGAAGTTTCAAAGACGGTTACAGCTTTGGATTATGTGACTCAAAAATTATTCTCAACCGATACCGACCTGTATCGTTACGAACCTGAGATTGATAACTTGATGCCTAAAAAATGGTCTAGCTGGAATTTAGTACACCTTGAGGCGCAAAAAAACTTTATTGATTGGCTCGACGAAAAAAGAATTTACAATGAGCGCGGCGAAAAATACGCTGTTGCTGACTTGACCGACCTTGAGCAAGTTCGACAATACTCAATTTTCAGAACGCTAGAAATTATTTATGCAGGAACGTTTAGCGTATCGGGCGATGTTTTCAAAGATAAGTTTACGAAATATCAAACAATGGCAAATGATAAGCTCGCTAAGTCAACAATCAGCCTTGATTTTAATAAAAATGGCAACGCTGATTTAAACGAGCGCACCGACTTGCACACCGTTTCGATTGGCCGTCAATGAGTTTTAAAAATATCCGTACTTTTTTTGAATCAAGATTGAATGAAACCGATTCTGAATTTCAGCGATTAGAAACGCCTTTTAATATCGAAGACCCTGGCTTAAACGCTTTTAATAAACGATTTCATATATTTTATCATGCGCTTTCTGGTTCAGTTGCTAATCAAAACGCCACACAAGACACCGTTAACGCCGTTGTCACATTGTATTTCGACGGACTGAGGGCTGACGTTGAGGCTCTTGACAATTCGTTCGACCTTGCTAACGTGTTTAGATTGGCTTGTATGAATAAAAAGAATCTCGTC